TTATCTAACTCTCAAACGGTCCCCCGGCTGGATAACATCGCCTGTTAACCCGTTAAGGCTCTTAATCGCGTCTACAGTAGTATTATACTGCTGTGCTATTCCCCAAAGTGTTTCCCCTGACTGAACAGTGTGGTAAACAGCGCCACTGCCACTTACAATTAATACTTGTCCCGGTTGGATAGTGTCCCCCGTTAACCCGTTTAAGTCCTTTAATTGCTGCACTGTCATGTTATGGGCCTGGGCAATACTCCAAAGCGTATCGCCTGCCTGCACTACATACGTATTGCCCCCTGATTTTCTTCTTAACCCGAGAGCTTGAGCAATCCCGTTTGCATGTCCTAAAGCAATGCGATTCAGATAAGCATCTGATTTTAGTTTATTTGCATCTGCTACAGTATCGATAAATCCGTTCTCTGTTAACACTGCTGGCATATTTGATTCACGCAATACATGGAAATTAGCACGCTTTTTACCACGGTTACGAAAATCAACCTGGTTCATAATTTCCGCGTGAAGTCTATCACGGTACGTTACAGTATTATTTGATACACTTCCATTAAAAATATAGTCTTCATATCCGGTTCCTCCACCAGCATTAATATGAATAGATACAAAATAATCAGCACCCCAGCTGTTTGCATCATTGGTACGCTGCGCCAGGCTGCGTGTCGTGTCGCTTGTCCTGCTCATACGAATACTATGCCCCTCATAATCACGATTTAGAATATCCCGTGTTTTTAAAGCAATGGATAGTGTTACATTTTTCTCCTGTAAGCCATTTCCAACTGCACCGGGGTCTGTCCCACCGTGTCCTGGATCTAAATAGATTCTTGTCATAAAAAAACTCCTCCTTAAAAATTGGTATACTATTTTCTATTAAAAAAGCAGCTTGCCCGTTTGGACCAGCTACTTATTTAATCAGGTGATTTTTCTGTAAAACTTGCTTTTGCTGATTACCTTTGGCTGTCACATAGTTGTTTTTGAACCATGTCCAAACTGTCACTGCTCCTGCTAAAACTTCAGCAATGATATCCTCACTTACTATAGGAATTGGTTGTAAACCATAATTAGATAGCAGCATGTTAATCCAAACAACTACTAAAGTGACTGTTCTAATGATTGTTCCTTTATCTATGCTTCCCACCTCTTTCATTGATTGAGCAACAGGACGATTAACGTAACCAACGCAAAAAGCCACCCACCCCAATTACGAATGACTTCCAGTGCTGAGCTTTTACCTTTACCAGTTGCTTTCATATAGATAATCTCCTTTTGTAACTTCCCAACTTCTTCTCGTAAACCATTATATTTTTTTATAATTTCTCTGGTCTGCTTCATTTCAGTCCTAAGTTTGGTGAAGTCTTTACTCATCTCAATCATGATTTTGTGTAGTTCTTTATTGGAATACCATTGTTGTTCTGGCATACCTCACTTCTCCTCAATCAGACATAAAAAAATAAGCCTATTCGACTTATGTTAAAGAATCTCTATATGCAGCTACATCATCAATAAATTTGGTAGCATCTGCAATGATGCTTTCAATAACTAAGGATCTCATTTTATCTTTATCTTCTTTATTCGCCTCATACTGTTCATGTGTAATGTTTACTGGGCGAGATTGATCTAATATAAAATCAAAACCTCTGGTAATATAATTTACATTAACACTAGTGCACTCTTTATCAAAACCATCATCATAATTGAAATTAATACCTGTAATGATTATTTGCATTATTCATTCTCCTCTTCATTTTTAATTTCTTCCTCATCTACCTTAAACTGATCGCAAAGGTAATCATAAATTTCGCTTTTTGTTCCGCCATACTCCTCTTCTTCAAATTTCCTAAGCACAGGTTTCATTGCACGAATCATTTCATAATTATCTCCCCCTTCAATGACAACAACTTCCTCGGACAATTCATTAACATCTTCTAGTAGTGATGTTTGGTCGGCTACTTGGTATTGGTCATCTTTAACAACCGGCTCTCCTGCATCATCCTTATCTGCGTGTTCTTTAAGGATTTCCTCACGATCATTGAGATATGATTTATATTTTCCTTCAAGAATACTAATAAGTTGCCTTCTCATTCGAGACTGTTTTCGGTTTAGTTCTAATTCACGTAAAAAATCAATCGAACCAATTATTTTTCCCTTTTGAATCTCTACTTTCATTACTCTGATACCTCCAGTTTGTGTAATCGTTGCTCTAATTTAGCAACCTTAAATACTAATTCTTCTTTTTCTTTTCTAAGCTTGAGAATTTCATTGTCCACCTTTGTGTCTAAATTACCTACTTTTGTGTCCAGCTCTTGGATAGCCTTGATTGTAGGTATTGTAAATTGTTCATATTTAACTCCGTAGTATCCGTCTTCATCAAGCGTTAAAATGGAGTGCTTGGTGTGTTCCATCCCGTAAGCCTCTAGCACAGGGAGTAATTGTTGAGCGATAATTCCTAACTGTATCGGTTTATATCCTAGTGCATTGCTGGCTCTCTTAAAATTAAATAATTTAGTATCCACACGTTTTATAAAGTCTAACCCTAATGGATTAACTCTGATATTCTCCTTCAACCTTTCATCAGAACTTACGTTAGGAGGATTAGATAAATAAAGCTCCTGGAATCTCCAACTTGGTCTACCCAAAGCGTGGTTTTCCGATGAATGCGTTCCTCTAAAATGCATAAGTCCATTAGTATAAGTTAATTCTGCTGTGAATCCTCTTTGGCTATAACCACTCACTCCACTCCGTAACCTAATAGTCCCTGTAGAGCTGTATAAAGTTTTCGTATATACTCCTTCCAGCTCTTGGTTTTGATCACCTAAATAGTAATTATAATCATTACTACTGAGACCCCTCATGACTTTGCGAGTGCCTTGTATTTGAAACGTGAAACCATAATCAAAACCAACTGCAACATTCCTTACATCGAACCGGTGACCAATAACACTATTACCTATACCATCTTCCCAATATCTTTGCATCCTGTTCGCTATAAACCCTGAAAAATTAGAGCTATCTGTTGCTGATAGGTGGTTAGTGCTTGTCGTACCCAAATACGCAAGCGGAAAAGTATTATTTATAGACCTCCCTACACCTAATCCAGCAGCACCATTGACACCGTTATTAAAATATAATCGGTTACCAGCATTCATAAACTGTATATCGGCTCCACTACTAAGACGAAATTCCGTATTTTGCATGATTAATAAACCTGTATTAAGGCTTAAGTCCATATTATTATTACTACTACGCAATCTACCTGCCGTAACTGTGCCTAGATTAGCTGTTATTGCCGACAAACTCGCCGCACTAATCTTATCAGCATTAACACTCGCAATTTTCGCATTTGTTATAGCTGCATTCTCAATCTGTGCTGTGCCAACAACAGCTGTGCCTAGCTTGGCTTTCGTTATGGCAGCGTTTTGGATAGCAGCAGTACCTACCGCAGCACTTGCGATTTTAGCACTAGTAATAGCCGCATTGGCAATATTGGCTGATGCAATAACTGCGTTGTCAATGGTTGTTTGCCCAGTAATACGTACCTTGTTTCCTGCGATTAAAATACCGCTAGTATCTACGTTTATTTGATTGATAACGTCGCCCTTAGTAACTCGTAGATTTATGGCATCAGAGAGTTGACTAAATTGTGATTGGGTTGCTATGTCTTCGTAAGCTGGCGACCAATCAGTAAGTTTGTTTCCTTCAGCAACTTTAACCTCACGTAATACAAATCCCGCACCCTCCGGTCTATCATTTATCGCAAGCAATAAACTTGCACCTGCAATATCTTCATTATGGCTAAAGGTGAACCATACACGCAAACCATCTCCAGAGATATCACCTTCAAATCCCGAACTGTTTTGCATACTTACATTAGGCAACCTCTTAACAGTTGTTAACGAATCGCTGCTTTGCTGTAAATAAAGATAGTTTAAAGTATATCCACTATTGCTCCTGCTCCGGATTATAAAACTGCAAATATAAGTTTTATCAGCTTTCATATCAAAAACTGGTGTTCTTATACCTACTTGGTTATTTGCCGAGGTTCTACGGACCCAAATCCATTGATGTCCTAAAAAATTGGTGATCTCAGAAATATTATTTCCCCAAGGAAACCATCCATCTAGAGTATCTCCTTTGCTATTAATGATGAGGTTTCGATCAGCAATTTCCAATCCATCCAGATCATCACGAACACCTTTGATAGTGCTCTGTAGGCTAGATGCAGTTTGCGTCAATTGAGACTGAGAAGCATACCATCCATCAGCTTGATTACGTGTAATCTTGGTATCTACAACACCGGCAAGCTGCGTAACAATGGAGCTGTCTACCTTATTATTAACCTGCGTTTGCAACCCCTGCGCGGTCTGCGTAAGACTGGATTGAGTTGCATAACGCCCATCAGCATCCATCTCTGATATTTTGCTAGATAAAGATTGCGATGTTTGTTGCACAAAACTATTGTAGGTAGTTTCATCGACCTTCTTTGAAACCTCTGCGGTTATAGAATCCATTGTCTGCGTGATTTCGGAAAATTTAACGCCTGTAATAAGGTCTTGTGAAGGCATTCCCCACGGCGTTGCTGTATCACCTTTTTCAAGCTGCACCCTTGCTTCGTAAAACTCAGTTATTGTTGCAGGTATTGCTAACAGAACAGTGTGGATTTCTCTATTTCTTTTAATGGTCACAGGTTGGCTCATGGCACTAAATGTACCATTTTCAAATGTAGCGTCAGGGTAAAATATTGTATAATTTATATCCCATACCCCGTGGTAGTCACTGTTATGAATCGACACCGTGACTCTATCAGTATTTAATTCCTCTGCGCCGGTATATACTCCATCGCCTACTACGGCTGTATTTTTATCTATCAATAGGTTATTGGCATTAACCGGAATCTGGTCTACTCCCCACTGCACCTCAGCAATCCGACTCTGTAAGCTGTTACTTGTCTGTGTAAGCTGGGACTGCGTAGCAAACTTATTATTGGCATCTACCGTATTCATTTTATTTGTGAGTGCTTCTTTTGTCGCCGTAATTTCTGTACTATGCCCGTCTACTGTATTTTCTATAGCCTTTGCTAAATCCTCGGTAGCTTCTGCAATTCCTTTTGCAATGGAAGCCTCGTCACTTGCAACAGTAGCTTCATCAAACGCCTCCTGCGCACCTCTCACAGCTTTTGTGGCATTTTCTGTTGCAATGTTAGCATTAGCTACAGCCTCATTAGCTCGGTTGCGTGCCTCATCTAGTTCGTCTGTTATCTCTTTTTCTAATTCTTCCTTAGACACGCTGCCTTCTGCTAAGATTTTCGCTTCCTTAGATAGCTCTCTCAATTCTTCAGCAATATCCTCGCCGAAAAGAATATCATCGCTAATAACCCGGTGAGTTGTTCCACGAACCTGTACACTCCAATCCGATGGTGTGCCATGATAATTAACCGCTCTAACCCGATAATACCAAACCTCATCTGTGCCCACAGTATGAGCAAATGCACTAACTTTACCACGCCATAACAAATGCTGGCTATCTGGTACAAAATCCTCTGTACGACTACCATATACTTCATAGTGCTTGATAAAAAGTTCATCAGCATAATCCCAGTACAATTGAATAACCTCAATACCACCATAAATTTCTATATTAACTGGTCTGCTTGGTTTACGATTAGGGTAGCTACCTTCATCAATCCTGGCACTAGGAGGACGATTTTTAATCCTCTCCACTTCTCGCTCCAAATCGGCAAGCCTGTTATCACCAAGATCCAGAAACTGCCCCATCTCCACAACCATCGTACCCTCGATGTCCATCAAGTCATATTCCATGGCTATGACACGGGCTTGTATTTCGATCGGTCTGGTAAACTTGCGGTCTATCGCTTGGCAGGTATCTCCTAAGCTGACTTTTTCATTAAATAATTCTACTGATAAGCGATAGTTAACCTCTGGCTGGATAGCCTTTTGCAGAGCTTCCCAACTCGCATGAAGTAATGATTCCTCATCCTCGTAATCTTGGTTAGAAAATACAGCAAAGCGATGTTTCCTTCCATTTTCATATCCGTATACAGCTAACGCTTCAGGGTCACCAACCCACTTCTGACCTTTAGGCTTATCTACGGGATCGCCATTGGATTTTTTCCATTCAACATTGCGAAAATCAATATACCTTGTATATCCGTCTTCATCATCTTCTGTGTCGAGACTGGCTCCCTGCCCATATAAAGCAGTCTTTGGATAGCTAAGCACCGTACGACCGATTTCCGTGGTATTGTGGTCAATTTCAAATCTCTGCCCTTGCTCCATTCCTAATCGCTGAATAATCTTAACATAGCAGCCTGTAATCTTGTTAGTAGCTTCATCAAGCTCTACAACGTCTTTAAGCTCTCCACCCCAAACTTCAACCGTCTTCCATACTGCTTCCGATCCGGATATATAGTAGAAACTGGTGGTTGCTCTGCCTAATTCAACTTCAACTCTAGATTGCCAACGTGTCCCTTGTAATGCTGCGGTTAAGGCAACATCAGCAGTTTGCTCCATAAAACGCCTTTCCACAACAATATGATCATTCAATTCAGCTAAAAATGCAGGCTCACATGTTGCTATAGTTATTGGACCATCTATATCATTGCTATCGTCCACTTCTTTAATCGTCATCAAGCGCCAATCGCCTTCATGATCTTTAAAGACAACTTTATTTTCTTCTTTAACATGCTTAGCTATAGCTCGATTCGCTTCAACGGTAAAAGAAAAAGGCTCTGCCGGTACGCTGTTTATCTCAATACGATAATGCGTTTCGACAAGCCCTGTATCTTCTGATATGATCGTTAGTGGTTGTTCATGCTGACTAAAAATATATAATTCCATTGACTTCCTCCTCCCTAAATTTTTCCTTATAAGCTCTAATTTATTTTACTTCAAAGTTTCGTAGCATATTCTTTTTATAGTAATCAATAGATGCCTTACAAAACAAATGAATTAAATATAAACCATACATCATAATCTCATCATGAAATAATTATTAAATATTATTATTTTTGAAATTTTATCAAAAATACCTTTCATCATACTTCAAAGTACAATTATGACTGGCTCTTACCTGTAAATCCCCCGGACTCAATAACTCATAATTTGTTTTAAGCCTAATAGCATGCCTTAAATCTCTGCCATTAAGCCAAACTTCTCTACCCTCGTATTTGATAGTCAGACGATCACCTTCAATAAACTCATAACCAAGCAGAAGATAAAGTCCCTGATTTGTAATCAGCTCAAATTCATGTGTATTACTGATAAATACCGTTTCAACAGTCCATGGCGCTTTGTCTTGACCTGAAATAGTATGATTTGCATTAGAAGAACTTATATTAATAGCCTTTTCTTCCCCAACCCGACGCCCATCAGGAAGATAAAAATTAATTTCACCAGTAGCACTATATGGACGTTCATCCAGCTCCATTGATTCATAATAGGCAAGATAATAGCGGTTAGGCATATCTTTAAAGCCCAGCTTTTTAGGTTCTTCGTGAATAAGCCAATCGGACAATTCCTCCTTTAATTCCTCAATACGTTTATTTGGACTACTAATTTTGATAGGTACCGTAAATGTAAACTCCGTAAACCGTCTCCTGTTAACACGACTGCCACCGTTGGAATAATCAGACGTATCAAATTCTATCGGTGGAGAGGGAGGCCGGAATAATTCCTGCCTTACCCGAATATAATCTTTGCTTTCTCCATTGAAAATCATGCCATCCCTCCTCTCGGTCTATGTTGTTTGCGATTACTCTGCCTAGCTTGTAAGTGCGTAATATCATCAACGATTTCTCTGGCAATTTTCTTTGATCCAACATAAATATCCAGAATAACCGGCTGCTTGCTTTCTTCCGCATTTTTGTTGACCAGCCATTTTCTATTCTCATCAATTACTTGCGTAGCTGATGCTTGAGTCGATAGATTGCCAAGGGATACAGTTGCTCCTCTCAACCGGTTGGTAATTTCAGGGTTCATTTCATCAGCTAAATCATCTGTTAATGAACGCATTTCCCGTAAAGGCTTACTGCTTCCCTGTTTAATATTTTTAGCAAGGGAGTTCGTAATACCAGGATACATAATATCCCTTAGTGCACCCTCTTTTGCAGGAGAGAATGGAAGGAAATCACGTATCTTTTGGGCTACATTTCCAATAGCACCCTTTACTTTTTCAACATTGTCCTTAATACCATCAGCTATACTACCAACGATATTTTTTCCGGCATTAAAGAAATCCGTTGTTTTTTCCTTAATACCTTCAATTCCTTCTCCAATTATACTTTTAGCGGCATTAAATATATCCTTCCCTTTTTCAATAATTCCACTTGCTAAATCCTTTACCAGTCCCCAGCCCGCAGATACAACATCGCTAATCATTTGTGTAATTCCATCTATCAAGGAAATGATCAATTGTATTCCGGCATTTAACAGCTCTGGAAGCATTTCAATAATAGCTCCAGCTAATTGAAGTATTAATTGCATACCAGCACTTAACAATTCTGGAACAATGGAAATGATTCCTTGTATTAAGGCCATCAATATTTGTATTCCGGCATTTATCAATTCCGGAAGTAAGCCGATGAAGGCATTTACCAGCTCCAGCAATAACTGAATACCTGCATTTATCAATTGAGGGACAATACTTACGATTCCATCTATTAAAGCAAATAGAATTTGAATTCCGGCATTTAATAATTCAGGTAAAAGTCCAATAATTGCCTGAACTAATGCCAGGATAATGTTTATTCCAGCCTCGATTAATTGTGGAATAATCTGCACTATACCATTAATTAAGGCCATTAGGATCTGCATCCCTGCATCTAAAATTACTGGTAGGTTAGTTATAACAGCTTCTACCAAAGCCATTATTATCGTGATTGCCGCCTCGATTAATGCGGGTATCAAGGTGATTATCCCGTCAATTAAAGCTGTTAATATCTGTATACCAGCTTCAATAATTAATGGCAGATTTTCTATTAAAGTCCCCACAATAGTCATCAATAAAAGAAGAACGACCTCTATCACCAGCGGTAATACCGTTATAATGGTATCGATTAGAGTCATAATAATGGTTAAATAAGTCTCTATTAACATTGGCAATGCCGTAACAAACGCCTCTATTAATGTGGTTATAATCACCATACCTATTTCCAGAATCAACGGGATCATCGTCACAACTACTTCTAATAACGTTGTGAAAAGCTGTAACCACGTTTCTATTAGTAAAGGCAGCGCTAAAACGATTGCTCCTATCAACGCAGATATAATCGTCATACCTATTTCCAGAATCAACGGAATCATCGTCACAACTACTCCTAATAAAGTTGTGAAAAGCTGTAACCACGTTTCTATTAGTAAAGGCAATGCTATCACAATTGCTTCTATTAGTGTTGTTATAATCGTCATACCTATTTCCAGAATCAACGGAATCATCGTCACTACTACTTCTAATAAAGTTGTGAAAAGCTGTAACCACGTGTCTATTAGTAAAGGCAGCGCTACAACGATTGCTTCTATCAACGTAGTTATAATCGTCATACCTATTTCCAGAATCAACGGAATCATCGTCACTACTACTTCTAATAAAGTTGTGAAAAGCTGTAACCACGTTTCTATTAGTAAAGGCAGCGCTACAACGATTGCTTCTATCAACGTAGATATAATCGTCATACCTATTTCCAGAATCAACGGGATCATCGTCACAACTACTTCTAATAGAGTTGTGAAAAGCTGTAACCACGTCTCTATCAGTAAAGGCAGTGCTGATACCAGACCAGTTATTAAATTTGTGATCACTTCCACACCGGTATTGATTAATTCAGGAAGATTTGCAGCAAAGGCATCAATGAATCCGACAATCATTTCCGTCCCTTTTTCTATAAAGGTAACCGCACTATCAGCCAGATTAGTTATCAAATTAGAGAGGTCCGCTGCAAAATTATTGACCACTTCCCCAATGGACATATCCCCTTTAAAAGCTGCAAGAATATCAGAAAAAATGGATGTTTGCGTAGCTAATAATGCAAACCCTTTGATGCCCCATCCAATTGGACTTGCTAATCCGAATAATGCCGTTGTAATCGTAGTTAATGGACCAATAACCGCAGCAAGTACGCCGCCAATATTGATTCGCTCTCTTAATTCTGTAAAAAATTCACCCACGGTTCTTGCTGTGTTACCTAACCATTCCATAGCAGCATTAAAACCATTTACGGTACCAGCAGCCATACTGGTTATTAATTCCTGCGTCCTGCCTGCCAGATTAGAAAATATTTCTCCAGTTGTTTCTGCTACAGTTCCAAGCCATTGGACAGACGTACTAAAAGCATCGAATGATGCATCATACATTTTTTTAGAAACATCAACGATTTGACTGCCAAGCATTTGCAGGCCTGGACCTAAGTTCATGACAGCATTTTTGATTGACTCCCAGGCGTTAATAAAGAAGTTGCGGAAATTCTCATTGGTTTTCCATAAATAAATGATGACCGCTGCTAATCCAACCACAGCACTAATAATTGCAATGATTGGATGCCTGGCGATGACGCCCCAAACAGCCTTTGCGGCGTTCCCCAATCCTTCCATTCCTTTTTTAAGTGTATTTAAAGTACCTTCTAAGGTTAATGAGCTTGCGGCTACTTGCTGGAACACAGTCACCGCCAAAGGACCAAAAGCGGTAATCATCTCCTGCATTTTGGGCAGCCCAACGCTTCCCAGCATCGAATCAATAGACCCGATAATCGCAGTAATACCACGTACAGTTGCTGATTTCATGTTATCAATGGAATTCGTCCATGAAGATCCTGCGTCTTTGGCAGCTCCATCAATCGCTCCGAAATTTTCGGTCCCGTTCTTTAAGGCACCATTCATGACATCCATAAACCCATCTGCAGCGATTTCACCCTGCTGCATTTGTTTCGCAACTTCTTCCACGGATTGCCCTGTCGCATCTGCATAAATGTGCATAGCAGGAATCCCCGCTTCCGTAAGCTGGTTCATCGTGTCCATTTGTACTTTTCCATTATCCACCATCTTAGCCAAAGAATCCGTAACCGTACTAAATGTTTTATTGGAGCCATCACCATAGTGACTGACCGCATCTCCCCAGGCAGCAATCGATTCCGTCGATTTGTTTACATCCATATTTGACTTCGCAAACCCCTGTACGGCCTTTGTTGCAACGTCAATTCCATAAGTTGTGCCGCTTATAACATTCTTCGTACTATCTAATGCGGTGTTCGCTTTCTCAGCACTTCCAGTTATGGCTGTCATCGTTCGTTCAAATTGCTCCATCGTGCCTATTTCATCAAAAGCCGTTTTGACCGAATCCTTCAGCATATCAAATGCACCTGTTTTTTTCGCAATGTCAGAAACGGTTTTGACGATGTTACCTATACTGAGATTGGCCTTATCTCCACTTTTATCTATATCTTCCAATTTATTATTTATATTATCCAGACCTTGAACAGCCTGTCCATCGTTTAATTTAACATCTATAACGACTTTTCCTTCGCTATTAGCCATTTACATACTTCACCCCCATACTTGAAGTTTTTAGCACAGGGGCTCAGAAGGCTCTCTAACGGTTATTTATGGTATTAACCGTTGCGCATCTCGGACACTTTATTTCGGCAATGCCCTTTATTTTTCCAATTAATTTATTACAATTTTTACATCTTATTTCTTTTAGCTTCAATTCAACACCGCCTTAAAAGCTTACTCCGGCTTTAACCGATAAGCTTTTTTTGCTTCTTCGACTTGTTTACGGTGCTTTCCTGTTCCTTTTCCTGTCGGCAGCTCCATCGTACGGATTTCAATAACTTCCTTAAATTTGGTATCTTGACGCAGCCCGGCCAGTAATGCTTGAAATTTGTACCAATGTAATTTTCCCTGTGCTTCCAATAAATCAATGCCGTAATCCTGATAAAAAGATGCAAAAATATATTCGGCATCCTGTTTAATAGAATAAATCTTCTTATCATCCTTCTCTTTATCCATCACAGGCATCGGATTACCGTCAATATCGACAGGAGCATTATCATCTGCATCCTTACTTATGGTGCTTTTAAATATTTCAAAAAAGACTTCCTCCTGCTTCGCTAAATCCAGATCGAGTGATCTGCCGAGCAGCATTTCTAAACCTATTTCAATCTGTTCGACGTCCGTTAATTCCTCATCATGAAGCATATCGAACAGGCGTAAAACATTATCATAGGCTAAATTAATTTCATAAATTTCAGCATCAATAACAACAGTATCATTGATAGGATAGGCAAGATTCAGCATCATCTGTCACTACTTTTTCTTCTTAGCTGGCTGTTTCTTGTTTTGTTGTAAATATTTCTGTGCTTTTTCCTGTGCTGAATCAGAGAAACCTCTTTCTTTTAATTCATTTTCGAGGCCTTCAGCTAACTGCGAATAATAGTGCATGCAGTAAACAATAGATGGGGTTTCCTGATAAACCTTATCAAAAGAACCTTCGCCTAACACAACATCGTAACCCTTCCTTAATGCTTCCTTCGTTAACTCCTGGTTCTCTTCATTTTGATCCAGTGCCAGATCTTCTAATTCTTCTTTTAACTTTGGAATTTGTTCCCTGAATTTTTTAATTGCCTCATCATCAACAGGAAATTCAAACTTTAATCCTCCAAATTCAATAGGTATGACGGGTTTTTCCGTTTGGATTTTAATAGCCATTACAGTTCATCACCTTTCCAATGTAAGTAGATAAACTACAAATCCGCTTATTTTTTCACAGATTCATAGTTTATCCTATATTTTAATACTTCTCAGATAAAACAAGATAAGAGAGCAGCTTATTCACCGCTCTATTCCTCTTCTTCCAAATCTTCCGGTTCATTTGGTTCCTCTCCCCCATTATTCGGGGGATTCTCAGGGAGTAGCCGTTGTCTTTTCAGGACGACGATCCCAGCTGATAGAGCACTCGAATACGGCATACTCTGATGCTTCTCCGCCTGTTACTTTCGGGTCTTTCACGGTAGCAACCCCGGCAAATTCATCCCCGTTGGTCCGGACTTGTTTAAACATAATTTTACGACCTTCTCCAGTCTCAAACTCCAGTCCGGCAATAAATTTCATTGCTTCAATGTCGTCATCATACATACCTTCAAAAGCATAGGTTTTCTTCACACTGATCACATCATCCTCCGGTGTCCCATCACCATCATAAAAAGCCATATCCTCTACTTCTTCTTCGGTATCATCCGTTACACTGGAAATCCATTTTGCCAGACGTAGCCATTCCACTTCCTCCGACCCATTTTCAGGAATCGTACCTACATAGTATTCTGTTTTTGCATTTTTTTCACGACCAAAAAATTGAATGTTTAATTTTAGTAATTCGCTCATAATATACTAACCCCTTTGTAAATTGTAATTTTAGCTGTAATAGATAATTCAAAAATAAAAAATCCCTGCTCATCATATAGAACTAATGCAGGGAAAGAACTTGTACGTATACTTTGGAATGTATAACTATTATTTTCACTTGGCAGGGCATCTAAGCCCTCCAGCTCTTGATAAATCCTGGTAAGACTGTCCAGACACTCTTGTTGATTCTGACTTCTGGCAGTAACTTGTATCGTGTAATTTTTATCACGTGTACCGTCAAAATAAACTGTCTCCTCAGAATCAGGGATAGCTGTAATTGAAATAGCATCTTCCTCATTCCATGTTCCAATAACACTCCTGCTGAACAATCCCATACTGTTTATTTTACGGTTTAATTGTTGCATAAAGTCTATTTTCATTTAGCTCATCGCCTTTTTGGTGATTTATTCCTTCTTTCTGCTGTAAATTGATTTTACGATTACATCTTCCAACTGAATAAAGCTGCTTTTAAATGTAGTTGAGTGCTGCTTCATCTTCATACAAGTTACCTGCCAGCAACTTCAATACGACTGTTTCCAACTATATCAAGCCTCCCTTCCAATAAATCTTCTCAAATGTGGCATCACCTCCTTAACAGCATCCAGATTATAGGTAAAATTAAAACGCTATGGGAGAATTTCATCCATAGCGTCTTTCATAAGATTTTATCTATCCAATTTTTATTTTTGTTACAAAGCTTCATGACATCTTCTGAATTCATAATATTTATCGTACGAATTTAAAAAGATGTTCATGTACACACATTTTTTTCAAAAGATACAGCTTTCATTCATTCCACTCAAAAAGCCTTTACTATCCATACACTCTATGGAATGAGAAATAAGAAAAGACATCCGCAAATGGGCGCCTCATATTCGCCAACTCATCACCATATAATGATGCTGTGATTTATTTTATAAACTTTTCTATACTATCATACTAGCACCTTTATCATGACACTATCAAGACAGCTTTTCGACAAGATCATTTTTTCAAATTGTATTGGCTGCTACATCAAAAAACCACGGAAGCGACTATTTTAACAGCATTTCTGTGGTTTTACAATGAAGCCTTATGAATGATTTTGTATATTTTTCTATACTATCATACTAGCACCTTTATCATGACACTATCAAGACAGCTTTTCGACAAGATCAATTTTCAAATTATATTGGCTACTCTACATCAAAAAACCACGGAAATGATTGTTACAGCATTTCTGTGGTTTTACAACGAAGCCTTATGAATGATTTTGTATATTTTTCTACACTATCATACTAGCACCTTTATCATGACACTATCAAGACAGCTTTTCGACAAGATCAATTTTCAAATTATATTGGCTACTCTACATCAAAAAACCACGGAAATGATTGTTACAGCATTTCTGTGGTTTTACAACGAAGCCTTATGAATGATTTTGTATATTTTTCTACCCTATCATACTAACACCCTTATCATGACAGTATCAAGACAGCTTTTCGACAAGATCATTTTTCAAATTATATTGGCTACTCTACATCAAGAAACCACGGAAATGATTGTTACAGCATTTCTGTGGTTTTACAACGAAGCCTTATGAATGATTTTGTATATTTTTCTACACTATCATACTAACACCCTTATCATGACACTATCAAGACAGCTTTTCGACAAGATCAATTTTCAAAACGTATGGCCGATACCCCAAAAAAGATAACTGGTAAATCCTCTATTGCTTTTTTTAAATATCGATGCACAGTACGTTCATCAATATTCTCTAATTCTGCAATTTGTGCAATTGTATATTTTGTACTTGATAGATATCTTTTTTCTAACACATGATAATATTTTAATTCATTTTCGTTACATGAACGTTTGTAAGCTTCCATTTTTCCCTGGATAAAATAAACCATTGAAATGGATTTTCTTTTACTGCGTTTAATCGATTCGATCGACTCAATGTTAATCGTTTCTATATCTAATTCCTGAATAGACATTTCATCAAACTCTTCTAATTCATCCTTCAACTCTTCGCAATGCAGCACCAGAGCTCTATAATTTTTCAAAAGCAGCTTAATATTATGCAATCGATGATCCTGCTTGGCAACTTCACGTTTCTGCTCATTTTCTTTGTAGGCCATAATTGCTTGCTCAGAAGCAACTTCTGTAATAAATTTTAATTGTTCATCAGTTAAATTCATCATTATTTTCCTCCTCAACAGCTTGGTATATTCGATAAAAATTTTAGAAATAAAAATCCTGGACTCCTGATCTTTCTCATCCTTAAACCCGGCTAAAATTACTGTGCAAACCCTATAGGATTTGCTAAACGTTCAAATCAGGTGAAATAGCTAAGCATCCAGCAGTCTCTATCAAAACATATGTCGTCTTATATCTTCATTTAAAGCTGTCGTTCTTTGTTGAGCAATTTTCTTTTGATTAAGCATTTTAAGATTTTCAAATGCATTATTGAGCTGCTCTAAGATAGTATTTTTCAGCTCCCATTGACCACATCCAGCAATTCTTAAAATTTTCTCATTGATGCTTAGAATCCGATCGACTTCTTCCATGACCTCATCATAGTCCTCTTCCAAAAAATGATCTTTAAGCATGTTTTAATCTTCTCCTTAACATAAATTATTTATATAATAGTTCAATTTTTTTGAACTTCAGTATTAAAAAAATATCGCGGTATTTCACTACTGTCAATTTCAAGTAATTCTATACTTTTTGCAATTTCTGCCTGCTTCCACCCAACCTTTCCATTTAATTTTAAAGACATTGATCTTTCGGATAGACCGATTGCTTTTGCAAAACTGTATTGATTACCATACTTCTCAACAATTTTGCTGGATAAATTAGAGTAATTAAAATTCATCATACCATCCCCTTTTGTTCAATTAATTTGAACTTCAGTAAATCCTACCATTTAAATTATTTTTCGTCAATAAGAAAGTTCAAATTAATTGAATTTTTTCATTGAATAAAAGTTTTATTTTGTATATACTTAAATTATTCTACCAAATCATTTTTTCTTTCTATATGCTTGCATCGGTTATAAATGTTCATCATTTACCTAATCATAATATAGCTTCTCTGCGCATTTTAAATAGAATATGTATTATATACAGGCATAAATGAAAAAAGTTTGTAAGGGAGATTTTTAATGATGAGATTAAGTACGGGAGAGCGGTTAAAACAAATCATGAAAGAAAGAAATTTAAAACAAGTAGATATACTTCATTTAACTACAAAATACGCTCATGATCATATAAAAATATCTAAAACGGATCTCAGCCAATATGTGAATGGTAAGACGGAGCCCAGACAGGATAAATTATATATATTAGCAGAGGCTTTAAATGTAAATGAAGCCTGGCTAATGGGCTATGACACGCATAAAGAACGCATTCCTGCTGACAGAAGCGAAGTAGAAAAAGACAAAATAGATACGATTGCGGCACATCATGATGGAGAAGATTGGACAGCAGAGGAATTAGAAGAAATTGAGCGGTTTAAAGCTTATATACGTTCTAAGAGAAATGAGGAATAGTATGTATGAAAAATTATTAGAACACGCCAGTAAATATAATGTTGAAGTTTATGAAAAGCCGATGGTAAAAAATGTGAAAGGATTATATGCAGATAATATCATATGGATAAATAAAAATTATTTAAAAACCTCCGCAGACAAAGGCTCTATTTTAGCAGAAGAATTGGGTCACTACCATACTACAGTCGGAGATATAATAGACCAATCTAAAATTGCAAATCAAAAACAAGAGTTACGTGCCAGAACCTGGGCCTACGAACAGACTATTCCTATCTCAAAAATTATAGAAGCACATCGACTAAACTTGAGAAACAAATACGAATTAGCCAATCACTTAGAGGTTACTGAGCCGTTTTTAGAAGCTGCTTTGCAAAGATATAGAGATAAATATGGTCTATCTGTTAATTATGATAATTATACAATCTGCTTTGATCCGCTGGGAGTAATTGAGTGGTTTGATCATAAAAATTTTTAATCAAAAAAGAACATATATTCTTTTTGTTAATATACTCCTGAATTATTCATACTTCAGAATAAAACGTTGATATAAAGCCGGACTCCAGCATTCTCTATACCCCGGCTTTATATCAACCATTTACCGCATAATACTCCACATATCAATCCGTAAACCGTTGCAATCCATCTTCAATTGAAATCTGCGGCTTAAAATCAAACAGCCTCCTGAAGTCGATCAGTAGACGCATAAGTGGCAGGAACATCACCCGGTTTAATCGCTTCAAATTGTTTATTGAGCGCTACTTATTTTCCTAATGATTTACAAATACATTTTTCCAATGTTTCAATAAAGATCATCAGCTTCTCAGGACTGTTATTTCCTATGTTAAATACTTTGTGCTTCACTTCACCATTATCTCCACATGGTGGAGCATGACTAATCAACCGTTCAATTCCTTCTACCATATCAACGATATATGTGAAGTCGAGATATAAATCATTCGTAAAGTCTCCATCGTTAAAGATTGGGATCGGTTCGTTGTTAAAGAATTTGTTTGTAAACCCGAAATATGCCAT